TTTGTCATTTATAATTCCTTCTATATAAAGTATAAAGGGTCTCTAATGAGACCCCTTATATAATTTGGATTAGGCTCCTTGAGAACCATAAAATCCTCTCCAGTCAGAAACACCAAAAGAGTATCTCTCTCTTGCTTTAAATCTGACGTTACCAGTATCAAAATCTGGTTCCATTTTAGTTTGTAGAGGAACTCTAACAAACATTTTAGTACCATTAGGTACGTCAGTTTTAAGAAAGTAATCGTTGGAATTTGTAAACCTTCTGTTTACATAATAACCATCAGGAATTACTCCCATATTTCTGATTGCATTAATGTCGTTATTTGCAGACCCAACTTTACCTGGAGAAGCTAGAAGCCTATCAGCAGTAAATTTTAGGTCAGATGGGATATGTAAAGATACAGCTTGTGCACCAACTAAGATACCTCTGTCATCTTTAGTTCCATCAATTGCGATTAATGCAGTTTCCAAAGCTGCTTCAGCTAAATCTGCTGCAGCTAGTAGGTTACTTTGTGTGCCACCACCAACAACAGGGTGAGACGCAGAGAAGAATGCTTGACCATCTCCAATTGCAGTGTCACCAGCAGTAAAACCTTGGTTAAAGATTGTAGCTGCTTTTACTTGTTTTGTGTTAGCCATTGCTCTTGCTAGTGCACGAGAACGAACTTTAGCGAAAGTATCATATAGATTATCTTCCATTGCTTCTTCAGTAATTGAAAAAGCTAAAGCCACTGTTTCGTGGTTATATCTAGCTGTGAACGATTCTTGTGCGTCATCAAAAGAAACAGCAGCACCTTCAGATTTTACTGGAGCTGTGCCAAATCCTGTGAATAACACTTCTTCTTCAAAAGACCTATCTGAGTTTTCAGTTTCAAATAGGGGTGTATGTTCGTCATTAACATCACCATACTCAACACCAAATACAGCATTAAGTCCTGGAAGAAGTTGTTTAGCAATACTTGCTCTATTTATAGCCATATTATTTCTCCTTCTATGTTATGCTGTTGCCTGACGTTTCATCCAATGTTGGACGATTTTGACTTCAAGTTTAGGGAATGCACCATCAGTACCTGATAAGGCATTGCCTGGTTCATCAATTACTGCTATAGGTCTTACAGCTTTAGTAGTTGTTGCTCTACTTGCAGCTTTAATACCAAAACCTGAATTACCAGTAATCGTGCTACCACTACCTAAAGTCACAGCAAAGTTTTGTGATTGAATATCACCTGCAGTAACTGACGCATCTGCTTGTATCATAAATGTAGCATAAGGGTCATCAACAACAAATCCTACTGGGTTACCAATAGCACTTGAAGTATTTGCAGGAAAGTGACGACTAAACGTAGGTTGTTTTGAAGTTGGGTCTGTATATTCACATCCCATAAAAACACCTACTGCATAGTCAGTTGTTGTTGCTACTGGTGTAATATTACCAGCAGAAATCGTTACGAGGTCTCCATGAAAGATATTAGAAGCTAGTCCATTAGCAATATTATACTGAGTTTGAGCAGTAGAATTGTAATTAGAACCAACTTTTCTTAAAGGGACCATTCCAAATAATGCTTTACTTGCACTCATTTGTTATCTCCTTCGTAAGTATTATTAATATATGTTACAAACTATCTTTGAAAACGAGGTTCACGACCTTTTGTAACAGTTGATTTACTTGAGTTAGTTATTGGCATACGAGAATCAGATTGAGCACGTAAAGTAGAATCTAATGAATCTTCTTGTTGTTGGTGCTTTTTTATATAATGCTCTTGCCTAGCTATCATTTTGTCTGTAGGCATTTTTGCTAATGCTACATCACCACTGGAAACGACTCCATTATATCTGCCACCTTCTTTAATAGCAGTTGTAGAACCTAGTTCAGGGACTTCATCAGGTGTAACAAATGTCCAACCTTCACGTTGTCTTTTACCAACATTTTTATAATCATCTTGTCCATTTAAATCTATTCTAATCCATCTTAATGACATACCTTGATTTGCAAATTTATCAGTTACAGATTGAGGTATATCTAATAGACCAGTATCTTCAAATGAATAATTTTCTTCTTTTGATGTTGCTTGTCTAGTTTCTTCATTACGTTTTATTTTATTAATAGCCATTTTTAACTCCTACGCATTTGTGTTGTTATTGTTGTATACTCTTCTCCAGTCTCTACTTTAGACTTTTCTTTCGCATACTTGTCTAGTGGTATATTCCATTTATTAGCTAATCTAACATCTTCTTGAGATAGTTTGATTTTCTTAGAAGCAGGAGTGCGAGATGTTCCTGCTACCACTTGGGAAGGACTTGACGTAGCCTTCTGACGAACTTGTTGAGTTTCCTGTTCAGATGTTTTTAACTTATTTGGAAATGCTTCTTTAAGTCTATTATCAACTTCTCCATAAAAGTCATCATCTGCAGGGTCAAAACCTTCTTCTTTTAACTGAGCATCTAAAGCTAATGCTGCAGCAGTCATCATTTTGTCTTGACCAAACCATTCATTCTTTTCTGCCCATGCAACTGCTTTAGGGTCGTATTGGGGTTGTTGAGGTTGAGATTGTTGAACAGGCTGTTGTTTAACTGCGTTCTGGTAATTCTCGTAATCTTTTTCAAAACTTACCTTATTTGATTTTACATTATTTAAATTAATCTGTGCTTCATTTAAAGCTTCTTGTGCTTTTAATAATTGATTCTTGTCATCTTTTTCAAAAGCATCTAAGTAGTTTTGTTTAGCAAGATTAAGTTGATTTTCTAAACTTTTTTCTTGAGACTCAATACTTGTCTTAGTTAAATCAAATTGATTACTTTGGTTTGTAGTAAGTCTTTTTTCTAGTTCTTGTTTATCAGCTAAAAGTCTGGCAACTTCTTCTTCTTTTTCTTTTCTTTGACGAACTAACTGACGTATTCTTTTTTGTGCTCTTTCAGACTCAATGTCTTTAGCTTCATCAGGTTGTTCCTCTGGTTGAGTATCTTCCTTCGTTTCAGTTTTAGTTTCAGCTACAGGTTTTTCTTCAACTACAGCTTCAACCTTTTCTTCTTTATCTTCAGAAGTTTTTTCAACCTCAAAGTCTACTTTATCTTCTTCTTTAGTTTCAGGTTGTGAAGTGTCAATGTCACTCCATTCTTCCTTTTTTTCTACTTCCATTTTATCTCCGTTGATGCGAACCAAACGATTACGCAAAGTTTAATGTTATATAATACTATATGTTATAATAACATACAAGTATCTATTTTTTATTTTTATATCTTACTCTCTGGTCTTTTTCAATACCTTCAAGTATCTTGGCTTGTTGAGCATGTAACTTAGTTGCTTTTTTCAAACCTTTTATTACTTTTTTTAATCTTGCAGTATAATGCATTTATTTATCCTTATTATATAAATTATCAAAAGTTTTATTTACATCCATATAATCATCATGAGATTCAGCAGTATGTTTATATTGAGAAGGTACAAAGTCTGGAGCACCTTCACCTGCTGACCACATTGCAGGACTTGTAACTCTAACTCTATTGTTAGGTAAAGCTACTATTGCACCTTTATATGGACCAGATGTTAAATGTAAAACATGTGATTGTTTATGTTGTGCAGGGTCATCTGCTACTGCACTATCAGTGAAGTCAACTGTAAAATAATATTTACCAGTATAAAATTCACCATTTACTTTACACATCCAAGGACTTGAACTAATTCTATCCATAACTACAATACTATGATTATGACTAGGACAATCCCAAGGTTGAGCATAATGTGTTTCCATAGGTGGTGTCCATTCATCTAATGGTATATCACCTATTAAACCTGTTATTGGCATACGTGCCCACATTGCACCACCATGTAAATTTTGTTCTTCAGCTTCACAACCTGTAAATACAACTTGGAAACTTAAACATCTATCAGGCATACAGTTAACTGCGATAGCTAATGCATGTAAATATTCCCCATGATAAGCCTGATGATTATGAGTAAACTCCTTCCTTACCCAACACCTAAAAAAAGGTATATTGGATATAAGATGAGACATACTTATTTTGGTCCATGTATAATTGGAACTTTACCACCAGCTTTCATCATCTTAACTTTTTTGCCACCAGCATAACCCATTTTAACTTTTTTGCCACCAGCCATTCTCATTTTTGCTTTTTTCATTTTTGCTCCTTTATAGATTGGTAATTATATAATATTCAACTGCTAGAAAACCCAATCCTAATATTCCAGCAATTGTCCATAAAATAATATTCTTTTTTCTTTTTGCTGCAGCTATTTTTTGTTTCAAAAAATCTGCTTGTCTTTTTCTTTCAACTGCAATTTCTTTTTGTAATCTTTCCCATTGACCAGGTGAACCATATAGCAAAAACATTTGTCTCATTTCATCTCTAATTCTTTTTGCTTCTTCTTTTCTAAAATGTGCATCAATAGCATTTTGTTCAGCACCTGTAAGTTTACCAAATAACTTATTTAAACCTTTAGGTTTTTCACTTGATATAACTTGAAGACTTGCTTCTGCCTTTGCCCATTTTGCAACAGACCCTGACATATTCATTAAATCTTTACCTGTTTTAATACCACTTGATATAGCTTCTGTAGCTCCCTTCAAAGCTGCAAAAGCTGTAAATGGGTCAATCATTTTTTTATCCCCTTTTCTTTTTTACTTTTTGTTTTCGTCCACTTGCACTAATAGGGTACCTAATAGAAGTTGGTTTAGGTCCTACATTAGTCTTTGCCCTTTTTCTTTTTACTGCTGCAGCCTTTTGTCCTGCAGTCATTTTATTTGCAACTGCCTTTGGTCTACATACTGGGTATTTTCTTTTTGATGATTTAGCTGATTTACGACCACATGATTTACCAGTAGATATATCTACCCAGTCTTCTTTAAACCATTTTTTAAGTCCACCACCTTTTTTCTTTTTCATCTATACCTCTTCAGGTCTTTTACCTTTTTGTTTTTTATATTTATCACTAAGTATACTTAGTTCGCTTTCGTCTATTCTCCATAACAGCACCACAACCTTTAGCAATTTTACCTTGTGGCTTACCCACTCTTTTACCTTTTGCCATGCTCTTTGCACTGCCTTTCCAATCTTTTCGCTTCTTACCACTAGGGTCTTTAATTTTTCCTGCACAGATTTTAGAAGCATACGCATTTGCATACGCACTAGGATAAACTTTAAATTTACGTTTCGCAGCATTTTTCCCCCTTGCACATAATTTAGTCATTGTTAATCTTTCTATATCCCCAACGATTCTCAGAACCATCATAGATACCTTTCATAGCCTTTGGTATTTTAATTAAAAGGTTACGAAATCTTATAATGTTTTTAGTTAGTTTCATTTTCTCCTCCTTATTAAAAGTATTTATTCATCATTGAAATTAAATCTTCATACTTAGAAACTTGTTCAAGTTCTTTTTCAATCTCACTAATGATGTCTCCATGTTGACTAACTCCTACAGAATTATTTAATAGAACATCTACATTTGCAATATGTTTTTTTACATGTCCTTCTGCATGAGCTAGAAAAGCTTCTTTTAGTTTGTACTTCATTTTATTTAGCTAAGTTATATGTCATATCTAAATTAGTAGGGTCATCAACTTTCATCATTACTTGGTCATCAAATAATAATAATAGTCTTACACCCTTGTAATAAAGTTTTTGACCTGCATGTCTAGCATAACAAACGTAGTCTCCTACGTCACACCATTTACCATTTGGAAATTTATCTTTATCTTCATAAGCTAAATCACCTATTGTTAAAACTTTACCTACTGTAGTTAAATAAGCTACATCATCTTTAACTGAATCAGGCAATAATAAACCACCTTTAGTTTTACTTTTTACCGAAACAGGGCGAACCAATATGTGGTAGCCAGGCAAGTTAGGTAAAACTTCTGGGTCAGGTTTTTCTGCATCTTCAATCCAATCATTATTTTTAATAGCATTTTCTAATTTAGGTGTTCTCATCATCATCTCCATCAATCATATTTTTATAAACATTTTTAGTTATAGCTATAGCCATATTCAATCCAGTAATTGAACCTACCATTTGTTGATAACGAGGATAGTCTTCACAATTACCATCCCCTAATGATTTTTGAATTTGACTTACTTCCAGATTTAATTCCTTCTCAATCTCAGAAATAATTTTATGTATCATAGTTATTATTTAACTTTATAACTATCAGGTGGGTCTTGTCTTAGAATACCTTTTTTACAACGAACTGAATATTCGTTACTAGGTATTTTAGACCAGTCACCATAGCCTTGTCCTTGTTTAGGACCTTTAATTATTTCACTCATTCTATTCTCCTTTCATTTCTTCCTTGGCTAAGTCACCAAGTGTTTTTATAGTTTGAGTTGCAACTTTTGTTTGTCTATTTTTCTGACCTTCAGTTTGTTTTAGAATTTGGTTAGCACCTTTTTCAATTGCTTTAATACCTTGTTCTTCTTCTTTGAGAGTCAGTTCTCTTTGTTTAACTGCTAATTCAGCAGCTTCTTGTAAGGCTTCAAGACCAAGTTTTTCTTTTTCAATGTCAAGCCTTTGTTTCTCAAGCTCAACCATTTGTTGTTCAGGTGTTTCCGTTGTACCCATTGCTTGGTTGGCTTGTGAAATCTGTTGTGCAGCTTCAGCCTGAACTTGTTGTAATGTTGCAGGGTCAGTTGCTACTCCTGATACCATTCCATTAATTTGTTCTTGGTATCTCATAATCATATGTTCTTTTATATTTGCTTCAAGAACTGGTTTTACTTTTTCCATAATAGGACTGCCACCATTCAATGGGTCAGATAAAAATGCAGTCTTAACTGTAATATGTGCCATATGGTCTTGTCCAGGAAATGCAGCTATTGGCATACCTTTTACTGCTGACTGTATATCTGATACAGGGTCAAGTGCCTGTGGCTGTATTTTAGGTGGAAGTATAGCTTCCAAGTTAGGCATATTTGCAGCTTGT